CAAGATCGTATGTTGCACAACTAAAAGATTCTTCTGCTTCAACCGAGGTTGTTGCTACATTTGATATTGATACTAGTGATGCTGCAAATGGCATTATTGCTTTAACTTTATCAAGTACTCAAACTAGAGGATTGAAGACAGGTAAATATTATTATGACTTGGAAGAGACAGCGGATAGCGTTGTCACAACTTTAATGTTTGGTGACGCTGTTGTATCAGGCGGTTAATAATGGCGGCAGAAGTAACAACGGTTACAGTAACAGTTGGGGAATCTACAGTTCTCACAGTTGGTGCAACAGATGTCACAGTTCTTACGTATTCTAATGAGCAGGCTACGGTCATTCAGTCTGCAAGTGCAACTGCAAACCTTCCGGTTTATGTCAATCTAAGCGATGCAATTCCGGCTCAGTTATCTAATACTGGATCTGCTGGCACAAGTCTTCTTGCAGCAAGAGCAGATCATTCGCATCCACTAACCGGTGCGACATTTAATGGAGGTAATTTCTAATGAGTAACGTACTCAGAATTAAAAGAAGGGCAACTGGGGGTACCGGCGCACCCACTACCCTGAAGAATGCAGAGCTTGCATTTAACGAAGTAGACAATGTTCTCTACTATGGCACCGGTACGGATTTGAATGGTGATGCAAACACTGTAATTTCTATTGGTGGTTCTGGTGCGTTTACCACTTTGAGCGGGACTCAAACTATTTCGGGCAACAAGACTTTTAGCGGCACCGTTGTTCTAGGCTCAGGTGCTTCCGCTACTACAGCAACTCAAGGTGATAATTCAACTGCTGTTGCGACAACTGCTTATGTCGATACTGCTGTTGGTGCTGTATCAACCACATTTGATATTGCTGCTGATTCTGGTACTACTCAAACTGTAACTACTGGAAGCGACACAATTACTTTCACGGGTGGCACTGGTATCTCAACTAATGTTGGAGGAACCGACACCATTACTATTACCAACGATGGCGTTGTATCTCTTGCCGGAACTTCAAATGAGATTGAAGTAAGTGGTGCAACCGGATCTGTCACGATTGGTCTTCCCAGCGATGTGACTATCGGTAATAATCTAACTGTAACTGGTAACCTTATCGTAAACGGAAGTACTACTACTGTAAACTCTACAACTCTAAGTGTTGATGATAAGAATATTGAACTTGGTTCTACTGCTTCCCCAAGCGACGCTACTGCTGATGGTGGCGGTATCACTCTAAAGGGTACGACTGACAAGACCTTTAACTGGGTTGATGCAACTGATTCTTGGACGGCTTCGGAGCATCTTGATCTTGGTTCGGGCAAACACTTTTCAATTGCTGGAACCAGTGTTCTTAATGCAACCACTCTTGGTTCCGCAGTTGTGAACTCAAGCCTAACTTCCGTTGGAACTATTGGAACTGGAGTTTGGCAAGGTACGGCTGTCGCTGTTGCATACGGTGGTACTGGTGCAACTGATGCCGCTGGCGCAAGAATCAATCTTGGTCTTGGTACAATGGCAGTTCAATCGGCTAGCAGTGTTGCTATTACTGGTGGAACTATTGATAACGTAACGTTTGACGGAGGAACTTTCTGAGGTAATTAAATGGCTAACACGATCAAAATAAAAAGATCTGGAACACAGTTCGACACTCCAGATGATCTGGAGTATGGAGAACTTGCCATAAATTACTATGACGGTTTCTTGTTCTACAAAGACACAAATGGTGATCTTCAATACTTCATAGCAGACACTGGATCTTTTGCAGTGCAAAATGCATCATCTAGTTCAAGCAGTGATAACGAAATCCTTCAATGGATGGGAATTTAATTTATACAAAATAAACATTTTTGTGGTATCCTTGGTTTACTATGGAAGATTTTAACCTGTCGTTTCCCATTGATATGATCAAGAGGGAACAGCGTATTGTCGTAGGCATCGCCACGGCTGATAATGTTGATAAGGCTGGTGATCTGATTGAGTTCGGCGCTTCAATGGAGGCGTTTAAGAACTGGACTGGAAATATTCGTGAGATGCACGCACCGATTGCTGTCGGTAAAGCTATCAAGTATGAGCCGGTAAAGATCACTGGTTCTGATGGTGAAAGTTATAATGCTATTAAAGTAGAAGCATATATTTCTAAAGGTGCTCAAGATACTTGGGAAAAGGTTCTTGATGGCACCCTTCGTTCTTTTTCTGTAGGCGGCAAGATTCTTGAGAAGTCTATTGACACCGAGAAGATGTTTAGAGGCCGTCCAGTAAGTGTAATCAAAAAGTATGAACTTGGTGAGTTGAGTCTTGTAGACAACCCCGGCAACGCTGAGGCTGTCATTGATATTGTAAAGCGAGACTCCTCTACAGATGAACTTGATTACATTCTTAAGATTGACTGTGCTGATATTAATCTGACTATTCCTAAGTCGGTGCAGAGAATGGCCCAAGTCGGGCTTGATCAAAGAAGAGAGCATGGTCGTGGAGGGACGAGTGTGGGTCTAGGGTCCGCCCGTAGGCTTGCAAGAGGAGGCTCTGTCTCTCCAGAATTCGTTAGAAAGGTTGCTCGTTATTTCCCAAGACATGCTGTTGACCTTAGGGCTACAGGTGCAGATCCGGGTGATAAGGGCTATCCTTCTAATGGTAGGATTGCTTGGAACCTTTGGGGTGGAACTCCTGGTTGGGTCTGGGCAAGATCAAAGGTCCGTCAACTAGACAACTGTACTAGGAAGTTTGACGAGATCGACTTTGAAAAAGAAATTGCATGTTCATGCGGTTGCGGGACTTGTAATGATGATATGATTAAGGAGTTCACCGATATGGATAAACTATTGGAACAAGTTCTTAATGAAGAGGGTCAAACCTTGGAAGACATAGAGAAGACTTTGCAGATTGATGAAAATTATGCTAAGGTATCTCAGATGGATACGTCTGCCGATGTTAAACTTTCTTTGTTAAAGAGATTCGTCAACTGGCTCACAGTTGAGGATGAGGCAGTCGTAGAAAAGTCTGTCGATATTGAAGCAGCTTCAACTGAATCTGAGGTTGAAGCGGATAAAGATCAAATGGAGGATCAAATGGATATTGAAATTCTAAAGGATGCTCTTAACTCTGTATTCGATCAGAAGATGACCGAGTTCGCCGCTTCTCTAAAGGAAGAGGTTGAGGCTTCGGTTGATTCGAAGATCGAGGAAGTGACTAAGAGCGCAGATGCCCAGCGTGAGGAACTAGAGCAGAAGCTTGCTGCTGCCGAGGCTTCGCTCGCTGAGCAGACTGAGAAGGTTGAGGCTTTTGCCGCTGCCGGTGCAGTCAAGAAGAGCGTCGATCCAGACGACGATGAGGATGGCGAGGACGAACTTGTTAAGTCGGCCCCCAAGTCCTTCTGGAGCAACATTTATCTGCCACAAGAGCTAGTCAAGGCTCTGGGCTATGAGTCGTGATTAGGAGGAATATATAACATGGCAACTCAAGAAGAAATTCTATCGAAGGCTAATGAAGTCACTACCTCGGTTGTAGGTAATGCTTCTGGCGGTCTTCTTAACGCTGAGCAGGCTAATCGTTTCCTAGATTTTGTGGTCGATCAGTCCGTTCTAATGCAAAACAGCCGAGTTGTCCGTATGCGTGCGTCCAGCATGGATATTGACAAGCTTTCGGTTGGTACTCGCCTCATGCAAAAGGCTACTGAGGCAACCAATGACGGCTCTAACGCCGCCGTAACCTTCTCGAAGGTTTCGCTCTCCAGCGTCAAGCTTCGTCTTGACTGGGAGATCTCAACTGAGTCCCTAGAGGACAACATCGAGGGTGCCTCGCTTGAGGATCACATCGCTCAGGTCATGGCTCGCCAGACCGCTAACGATCTTGATGATCTTCTCATCAACGGCAACACCTCGTCGTCCAACGGACTTCTCAAGGCTCTTGACGGTTTCGTCAAGCTTGCCCTCGCTTCAGGTACCACTGTTGACGAGGCTGGTGACAATGTTTCACGTTCGGTTTTTGATCGTGTTCTTCGTAACCTTCCCAACAAGTACCTACAGCGTCGTAACGAACTAAGGTTCTTCACCGGTCCAGGTGTTGTTCAGGATGCCATCTACTCGCTTGGCAACCCCAACTCCGCCACTGAGGCTTCTGCTGGTGCTCCAAGCCCCGGCTCAACCACTGGCGACCTTGCCTTCCTTCAGGGGGCAATGCGTGCCAACGGTGGCGCTGGTTCGACTGGTCTCGCTCCGTTCGGTATCCCACTCGTTGAGGTACCGCTCATGCCTGAGACTGTCACTGGCGACTACTCCGGTGCTGCTGGTTCGCACGGTTACGTGGAACTTACCTTCCCGAACAACCGTGTTGTTGGTCTACATCGTGACATCACGGTGTACCGTCAGTTCCAGCCGAAGACCGACACCATTGAGTACACGCAGTACATGCGTCTCGCTTGCAATATCGAGAACGCTGACTCGTATGTCATCGCTAAGAACGTCAAGCTTCGTAGCGCGTGATCTTAGGGCTGTTGTAGTTACATTCCTAACAGTTGGGCCGGGGAGAAATCCCCGGCTCTTCTGTTCTTATAACTAAACTTATGATAATATTTAGTGGTATGAATGAGAATGTTGTTACATCAGATGATGTCGCCCCTAAGAAGGCTGCGGCAAAGAAGACTCCGGCTAAGAAGGCTGCTGCTAAGAAGGCGGCTCCTAAGAAAGCAGAGTTTAATAAGGATGCCGTAGATGGCGATGGTGATGGTTTGGTTCAGGATGGTACCGAGCATGAACGTCCTGTTGAAGAGGCACCTAAGGCTCAGAAGTCTCCTGTAAAGAAGGCTACTGTTGCTAAGGCTTCTTCTGGTAAGAAGTTCGTATATTTTGATAGCGGTGCTGCTTATGTAACTAAGGAAGGTATCCGCTTTACAAGAGAAAATAGAATTTATGAGATTGACGAGGAAGAAGCAGACTTCTTACTCACACTTGATAACTTCAGGCTTCCTGATCAATTGGAACTTGAAGAGTATTATAAGGAGAATAACTAATGGCTGGTAATTTAAGCGATTATCTTGAGAACAAGCTTCTTGATCACTTTTTAGGAACGACTGCATACACTTCTCCAAGCACTGTATATGTCGCTCTTATGACTGTTGCTGAGGACGACACTGGCACTGCTGGTACTGAGGTTACTGGTGGTTCTTATGCTCGTCAGACAGCAACTTTTGATGCTTCGGCTAGCGGTGCTACTCAGAACAGTGCAAATATTGATTTTGAGGATATGCCTGCTTGTACGGTTGTCGGTATTGCTTTGTATGATGCACTTACTTCTGGCAACCTGCTTGTTCATGGTACTTTGACTGCTAGCAAGTCTCTTGACGCTGGTGACACTCTTCGTATTGCCACTGGTGATCTTGATATTAGCATCAACTAACGGAGGAAAGGTGGAGCGTAGGGAGTTTGTCGGTGCGGCTGAAGAAACAACTTTATCCGCTAGCATTTCGAACACTGATACAACCATTACGGTTGTTGATGGTTCTACATTTCCCAGCGGTTCGTCTGGAAGCCCATTTGTCATTGTAATTGACAGAGGGGAAGCAACTGAGGAAAAGATTTTGTGTACATCTAGAACTACGAACACTTTTACTGTTTCGTCAAGAGGGTATGATGGCCCTCCTGCGTTCGCACATAGTTCTGGAGCTAAAGTTAATCATGTTTTGGATGCTACTGCTATTCAGGATATGAATATAACGACTTATGATAATCAAGTATTATCATGGATGGGGGTTTAATAAATGGCTTTAACACCAAAGAGGCTTTATACAGGGAACGACACTGCAAGCAACGTTTATTCTGCCTCATCTCTTGCGAATAGTTACTCTATCATCAAGACGATGAGTGTTTGTAATACTACAACTGTTGATAAGACGGTAACTATTCACATTGTTCCAAATAGTGGAACTGCCGGTGCAAATAATATGATCATGAGCAATGTTGTCGTTCCTGCAAATGATACAATTTATTCTAATATGGTTTACGTTCTTAACGCTGGGGATGCGGTCTATTATGACCCTGAGGATGCTAATCTTACTCTAGTGTTGACTGGAGTTGAGTACACACCATGATAGGTCGTCTCACTACCAGTAACTTTGCTGATCAGGGCAGAAAGATTACTGCTTCTGATACTGCACCTTCTTCTGCTATTGAGGGTGATCTTTGGTATAAGACTGATGTGGGTGCAACACTTATTTATTATGATGGTTTCTGGATTGAGCTATCTGGTGGCGGGTCTGGTGGAGGATCAGATTTTGCCCCTCAAATTATGTTATTGATGGGAGTTTAATATGGCATCGAATTACAAACTTTTAGGACAGGTCGCACCGTCTGCTACTACTACAACAACTTTATATACGGTGCCTTCTGCCACTGAGACGGTTGTTTCTACAATTTCTGTTTGCAATAGAGCAGGTACCGCTGGAACATACAGGATCTCTGTTAGACCAACAGCTGACACTTTAGCAACAAAGCATTATATTGCGTATGATTCTGCGATTGATGCTAATGATACAATTTTGATTACTGCTGGTTTTGCTGCTGAAGCTGCTCATATTGTGGAGGTGTACGCTGATAGCGCTGATATGAGTTTTAGCGCTTTTGGTATGGAGGTTACCTGATATGGCAATTTTTAAGTTGTCTGAAGGTGGTTGGGATAAAGCAAGAAGGCCGTTTAGATCAGGTTATTCTGGTACTGCCCCCGCTTGGGTAGACAATACTCTTGCTAATCTTGATTATGATACGGTTTATTCTGATAGCGTTACTGCATCCGGAGAGCCTGCTGTCAACTATGAAATTAGTGCTGGCTCTCTACCTACCGGTATTAGTCTAAATCAAGACACTGGTGCCCTTTCTGGGACGCCTAGTGTGCTTGAATCTTACTCATTTACAATAACTGCCTCTAACCCACTAGGATCAGTTTCACAAGCTTTTTCTGGACAGACAGGTGTTGCTCCGTCTTGGGTTGATGAAACCCTTGCAAATATTACGTACAACACTGCCTACAGTGATGGTGTTGAAGCGTCTGGTGTACCAACTCCATCATACTCTATTTCCGCTGGCGCTCTACCAACAGGTCTATCATTAAACACTTCTACTGGCGCTATCACTGGCACTCCAACTGCCGCTGGAGATTTTACATTCACGGTCACAGCGACAAACTCTGTTTCATCTATCTCTAAAGAATTTACATTTAGCACACCTGCACTAATAACTGGCGGAACCGAAACAACTTACACAGGATACATGGCCAGAACATTTACAACAACTGGTCAAAACACTTTAACCATTGAAGGCGGTAGCCCTGTAACAGCTGCTGTTATGGCTATTTCTGGTGGATACCCGGGTGTTGGTGGTTCTGGAGAACCTAATCCTGCAAGAGAAAGCGGTGGCGCTGCTGGCGCAAGAACTATATCAAATGTAACCTTTGCTCCGGGCACTTATTATGTTAATGTTGGTTCTACTAGTGCATCAAGTAATATTAAAGATCAACCAGGTTCTACTACTTTAATTAACGCTTCAGGCAGAACTCCTGGAACACTGTCTCCAGTTGCTTACGGCATGGGCGGTGGAAGAGGGCATAGTGGTGGAACTCGAAATAGTCAAAGTGGTGTAAGTGGCGCTGCCAACAACTATCGCACAGGATCAAACGAAACGAGAGGCGGTGGTGGAGGGGGCGCAGGCTGGGGCGGCTCTAATCCCGGACCATATCCGGGTGGAGGTGGTGGCTCTGGCGGTGGTGGTCCCGGTAGAGGGCCATCACAAAGCCCAAGCTTAGGATCTCCCGGCACACCCACAACGGGTTCTGGCGGAGGTGGAACTTGGTCTGGCACTCAAGGAGCGGGTGCCCCTGGAATGGTTGTCATTAGATTTGCTGATACGGATGTGATAACATGAGTCATATTTTATGTGTTACAAATTTTACTGACGAGACTATCTCTTTTGACGCTACTCATCTTGGACCATATGGTGCTGCTTTTCAAATTGGAATTGAAGATAGACAAGTCTTTACTGATCTAAGATTTGAAGTAGAAATAGATGGTCACATAGAATATAAACCAAATGGTTCATATTCTTATGGAAAGTCCGACCAAGAATTTGTTGATTACGTTTATTTCGATTTGCTTCCAGACACTGCTTATTCTGCTTCTGTAATGGTTCGTGATGGGTCTGAAGTTGTAACTGATGTTGTTAACTTCACAACCCCCATTCCAGACCAGCCATATCCTTCTTGGACTTGGGTAAAACCTGATTGGGTCCCACCTGTCCCATATCCGTCTGATATAATTGAAGGCGTCCTGATGTACGATTGGGATGAGGAAGGTCAGCAGTGGGTAGCGATTCTCGCGGAATAGTAGTAATTAAAGAACTCTTCTCTAAAGACGTTCACAAAGAAATCATCAGCTTCGTTCAGAACGAAGTTAATACTTATCCTTTAGATGAAGATAATAGTTTGTTTTTTAGAAGGTGTAAGCAAAACATAGACTTTTTTGTTCATATCCACGAACAACTTGTAGATCTTGCTAGTGAATGTTTTCAAGTTAAACTCAAGCCTTCTTACTCATTTCTAAGCATGTATGAAGACAAAGGGCGTTGCCCTCTGCACTTGGATCGACCACCATGCTATAGAACTATTGACTACTTAATCAACTCTGATAGTAAAGATGGCTGGCCGATTAATATATCTCACCCGTGGAGTGATGATAAAGTAAAGTCTTTTCTTGGTAAAAAGAGTGGACTGTCAAAAGAAGAATTTGATTTAAGAATAGAGAACGAAACATGGGAGTCAATAATTTTAGAAGAAAACGATGCTGCTGGGTATTCTGGTACAAATTCTTGGCACTATAGACCAACGTTGTCTAATGGTAAATCAAACCTTGTATTTTTTCATTTTGTGAAAGAAGATTATGATGGTGAACTACTCTGAGCCAGTAAATCTAGATGTAAACACATTAAAACTTACACCTATTGATTCTGTTGGTGGTGGTCATAATTTATATCATGATGATTGTCACAATTTTGCTTGGTGTGAAAATATTTTTACAAATACTCAACTTGATGCAATTATTAGCATTTGTAATAGCTTAGAGTTTGATAAAGGAATGACTGCTTCTACAACACAAAATGATAAAGTTCGAAATTCTAGTGTTAAATTTATATACCCAAACAACAGGACTCGATGGATTTTTGATGCTCTAACTGAATCTATTCATCACATGAATAAAGAGTATTTTGGTTTTGATTTAGGCTACATGGCCGAGGGTATCCAACTTACTAGATATGAAGCCCCCACTCAGCATTATGAATGGCATTGTGACCGCGGTATGGCCGTACCGGTGAGGAAGTTGTCTGTAGCCCTTCAGTTATCAGACCCAAGTGATTACTCTGGTGGTGATTTAGAATTAATGATTGGTGAGACTCCTCAGAAGGCTAAGAGGGAGCGTGGTGTTGCAACTTTTTTTCCTTCTTGGCTGATGCATAGAGTCACGCCAGTAACAGAAGGTACTAGATATTCTTTAGTCTGCTGGATTTCCGGCCCTCCGTTTAGATAAGTTAAAATGATAAATCCTTTAACGGTAAATTACAATAATTTAAAAAATCTTATATTATCCGGCGATTTCCCTTGGTTTGTTGGTAAAAATGATTTTGATAATTTTCACTTTTTGTCACATCCATTTTTGACACGACCTGAATCTGGACCAAGATACCCAACAGTCACATCCGCTTATGTAGACCTTGCCTATCAGGTATTTATAGAAATATGTGAGCAAAATAATATTAATGTTGAGTGTGTGTATAGGATGGGAGCGAATATGGTTTTCCCTTCTGTGAATTCCGATCTTGTCAGCAATCCCCATGTTGATCATCAGTTCCCTCATTCAAATATGATAATTTATTTAACGTCATCTGGTGGAAGTACAATTGTTGGGGAACATAAATACGCACCAGTAGAAGATAGTGTTTTTGTTTTTGAAGGCGAAAGTCATTATCATGAGTTACCAAAAGTAAGTCCAAGAATTGTATTTGTTGCAACATTCTTAAAAGGAGAATATGCGTGAAAGTCACTGTTGTTGGAGCTGGCAATGCCGGTTCCTTTACGGCACTAAATTGGTCTTGGTATACAAGGAATGACCCCAATGTTCAGATTGAATTAGTTTACGACCCATCTCTACCCCCAGAAAGGGTCGGTCAAGCAACGCTTTTAGATGCCCCTCATCTCCTTTGGGGTTCTACTGGCTTTGATTGGTATAACAACAATATACATGCCACATTCAAAAGTGGAATCTTGTATGAAGGTTGGGGAAAAAGCAAAGATAAGTTTTTTCACAACTTTCCTGCCGACAGGATGGCTATGCATTATTGCCCTTGGGAGATGCAGCAAAGTATTTTAAATTCAGGTCATTTTAAAGTTATAGAATCTAATTCTCTACAATTAGAAAATATTGATTCTGATTATATTTTTGATTGTAGAGGTAAACCTGATAACTTTGATGACTACTATGATCTGCTTAATCCAATTAATTCTGTAATACTAGGAAGACCCAATTGGGATATGTCAGATGTTTTTTGGAGTAGGCATGTTGCTACGCCAGATGGTTGGACTTTTGTCATACCAACACATCCCGATTCTCCTTCTCACGATTACTGTGTTGGTTATTGCTATAACGACTCAATTACTACAAAACAGGAAGCAGAGCAAAACTTTTTATCTTTGTTTGATGTAACTGTAACAAAGCATTCAAGTTTTAAAAACTATATTGCAAAGTCACCTGTTATAGATGAAAGAATTTTTTTAAACGGAAATAGGCTATTTTTCCTTGAACCGCTTGAATCGTCATCAACACAAACATATTTGCACTGGGCAAAGACTTTATTTGGAAGCATCCTCTTAGACGAGTGCAGCATTCAGCAGGCGGAGGAAGATATTGTAAGATATATTCGACAGACTCAAAACTTTATCCTCTGGCATTATCACTTTGGTTCAAAATACGATACACCTTTTTGGGAATACGCTAAAACACTAAGATTTATAGATCAAGAATTTGATGATATTCTTGAATATTCAAGATCTTGTAGCAAATATGACATTGTACCCGAGACGCATGGAGGCAGTACAATAAATCACCTATATTCTCAGTGGCCACCGTACAGCTTCAAGGTTTGGGATGATGGAATGGCGATACAATCTTGCTAAAATACTGCTATACTGAGATAATAGAGGTTAGATATGGCTATTGATTTCCCTAATTCCCCATCAGTAGACCAGCAGTATACCGTTGGTGATCGTACTTGGACTTGGAATGGTGATTATTGGGCATTGACCCTGACCAGTTCTACGTTTACTGCTTCTGACGACCCGCCTTCTGGTGCTTCTGCTGGTGATATTTGGTTTGAATCAGATACTGGTAAGAGTTTTGTTTATTATGATTCTTTCTGGGTTGAGATTGCTGGTCGTGCAGGTTCGACTACCATTACTGGCGGCGGAAGCAATGTTTCTGTTTCTGGTACTGATGGAGAAATTCAGTTTGCTTCTAATAGCACTCTTTCAAGTTCAACTTCTCTTGTTTGGGATACTGCTAATACCCAGCTAACTATTGGTGGCGATATTCTCGCTAACAATGTTACTGCTAATGCTAATGTAGTTGCTGATGGTATTACGATTCATTCTTCTGGGGTTCCTATTTATCTGAACGGTCAGACGGTTTCTATAGATTTTACTATCCCTTCAGGGTATAATGGTATGTCGGCGGGTCCAATTACTATTTCTAATGGTGTAACAGTAACTGTGACTTCTGGTAGTGAGTGGAGTATTGTATGAGTAGCTTAACGGTCGGGTCTATTGAGGGTTTGGTTGAGAACAGTAATGTTATTTCTGTTCCTACCGGTCATACGTTGAACGCTGTTGACGGCTTGCAGATTAACGGTGTTTCTGCTGGTGCGTATACCGATTACAGCGGCAGTATGACGTTCACGAACTTCACGCTCGGAGACGGCACGATCAACTACGCCCACTACACGCAGATCGGTGATTTCGTTCACTTCGCCGGTCAGGTCACGCTAGGAAGCACCAGTTCGATTACCGGCAACTTGGGTGGGAGCCTGCCGGTTACCAGCGACATTCGTGAGCGCGGCGCAGGCAATTGTGAGTTCATTGATAGCGGCGTCGGCGCATATGGTGGGGCGGCACACGCTAACGGTGTCTCTCTTGGTATCTACTGTCTGGAGGAAACAGGCGGTTACGTGAGGAATCAAACTGTTATCTCTACCCGACCGTTCACTTGGACTACTGGCGACAGTTTCAGTTGGACAGTTGTCTACAAGGCGGCATGATGAGCACATTCGACTTCAACCCTGACTTCCCTGACGCAACCGACGACCAAAAGATGGAACAGGTCCGGCTGTGGCGTGACGGCGAACTGGGCCGTACTGATTGGACTCAGGTTGCTGACGCTCCCGTAGACGCAACGGCGTGGGCCGCATACCGTCAGGCTTTACGTGATCTTCCTGCAACGATTGATATTGCTAACCCTGTATTGCCGGAGGCCCCCCAATGAGTACCTTAAGGTTTAATACTTGGGAGAACACCGGGGGCACTGAAGGAGCAACCCTTGATAATTCCGGCTATCTTTCAGCAACTTTAAAGTCCCCTTACGAGTATTGGACTATTTCTGCTACCGCTGCTACAGGCACGGTGGATGTTGACATCTCTACTTCGTCTGTCTGGTATTATACTTCTGATGCATCTGCTAACTGGACGTTTAATTTTAGAGGTGATGGCTCTACGACATTGAACAGTCTTCTTGCTATTGGTGAATCTGTAACTACAGCTTTCTTTGTGACGAATGGCACAACCGCATATTATCCGACCGCTTTTACGGTGGATAGTGCTTCGGTGACTCCTAAGTGGTCGGGTGGTTCTGCTCCTTCGGCGGGTAATGCTAGTAGTATTGATGCTTATTTGTTTACTATTGCTAAGACTGCTGATGCGACGTTTACTGTTTTGGGTCAGCAGGTTCAGTTTGCGTGAGGTTAATTCATGCCGTTTCTGAGTGGTCTTTCTAATACTGGTAGAGGCGCTAATCGGTTTAGATTTGCTCCTATTCCGCCTTCCTCGGTAGACTATTTTGTTATCGCAGGAGGGGGCGGATCTGGTTACGATGCTGCCGGTGGTGGCGGCGGTGGCGGCGCTCTAGATGGTAATTTATCTGAAATATCTAGTTCTGTAAATTATACAGTCACTGTTGGAAGCGGCGGAGCCAGAACAACTACAGTTGGTGGTCAAGCATCCAATGGCACTTCATCTGTTTTTCACACAGTTTCGACTTCTGGTGGCGGTGGTGGTGGTTCAAAGGTAGCATCTGGTCGCTCTGGTGGCTCTGGTGGCGGTGGCGGACATGCTGGATCTTATGCTGGCGGATCAGGAACGTCTGGTCAAGGTGGAGCGGGAGCGAGTGGATACGACACAGGTGGCGGTGGTGGCGGTGGCGCCGGTCCCAGCAATGCCAGTGGTAGAACAGGAGGTTCTGGTCGGCTGACTTCTATTAGAGGTTCAAGTGAAAGATTTGGTGGAGGAGGTAGTGCTGGAGATTACTCTACTCAAACAGTTGTTGCCGGTGGTGCTGGCGGCGGTGGTGCTGGCGGAAACACTAGTTCTGGTGGCGGACAAAATGGTACTGTAAATACCGGTGGTGGCGGTGGATCTAACGGCAACTTGAGCGGTGGCGGGACAGGTAGCGGTTCTGGTGGCTCTGGTCTTGTTATTATAAGTTTTGATGGTCCAACACCAACAATATCTGTTGGGTTAACTTACTCTGAAACAACAGTTGGTTCTAATACCGTTATTTCTTTTACTGGTGGTACTGGTACTGTAACTTGGTAAGTGTGATAATATATAAAGGTGGTTTAAATGGCTTCTGTAATTAGATTTGATAACTGGCAAACTACAAGTGGTAATTCTGTTATCACGACAAGTGATGCTGGTGATATGGCTATAACAAATAAGTTGACTGCAACTTTTAAATCACCGCATGAGTATTGGTCTATTGCTGCGACTGCTGCTACTGGGACGGTTAATGTTGATGTTTCTACCGCTACTGCTTGGTATTACACAACTGATGCATCTGCTAACTGGGCTTTTAATTTCAGGGGAGATGCAAGCACAACCTTAAACAGTGTTCTTGGTGTTGACGAGTCTTTGACTGTTGTTTTTCTTGTCACAAATGGCGCTACGGCATACTATGCTAACGCTTTTACTATTGATGGAACTTCTGTGACTCCCGAGTGGGCAGACGGAACGGCTCCTTCTTCTGGCAACATCAATGCTATTGATTCGTACTTATTTACGATCATTAAAACTGCTGACGCAACTTTTACTGTTCTAGCACAAAGGAATAATTTCTCCTGAGGTTTTAGATGCCTATTTTGACTGCCGCAAGCCAGCCAGCAAGAGGACTGAGAAGAGGCAGGGGTGCCCCGCTGTTTTTAGACTATCTTGTTGTCGCTGGCGGAGGCGGAGGTGGCGAGGCTAGAGGGGGCGGCGGTGGTGCCGGTGGTCTTCTTCAGGGACAAATGACTCCTAGTGCTGGCACATCATATACTGTCACTGTTGGAAGTGGTGGAGGTAGTAGGGGGGATGGAAATAATTCTGTTTTTGCTACTTACACCTCTATTGCTGGAGGTGCGGGGGGTAGCCACTCTAGTCCTAGAGATAATGGACACGCTGGAGGTTCTGGCGGTGGAGCTGCAATTAATTACAGCAATGTAAAGTGGCTTGGTGGTAACGGTACAAGTGGTCAAGGTAACCGTGGAGGTCACTCTAACCAGTCCGTCGTAGATCAGCCTCGAAACACTGGCGGTGGCGGTGGTGCTGGTGCTATCGGTGTCGGTTCAATTACGACAACTAGTGGTGATCCTAACGGTGGGGTTGGTTTAGCAAGTACGATCATTTCTACTTCAACTGCTACGTCGCAATCAGTTGGTCATGTATCTGGAAGCTCTGTTTACTTTGCTGGTGGCGGTGGTGGTTCTCGCGGTGGAACTGATAGAACCACTTGTGGCGCTGGTGTGGGTGGCACTGGTGGCGGAGGCACTGGTGGCGGTGATCGAACTTCTTCTGCTGGCGGAGCAAACACTGGTGGCGGCGGTGGTGGAACCGAAGGTGCAGGTCAAAATGGAGGCTCTGGTGTTGTTATACTTAAGTTTCGTGGTAAAACTCCATCAATTTCAGTGGGTTTGACTTATAGTTCTATTAGACAAGGCAGCGACAGGGTTCTTATATTTAAGTCAGGTACAGGCACTGTAACTTGGTCTTAATATTTGCGACAAATCCGGTTTAATGAGATAATATAGTAGATATGGCTATTGACTTTCCTGATTCCCCATCTGTTGATGATCAACATACGGTAGGTGATCGTATTTGGCGTTGGACCGGTGTTTACTGGGAGCTTTCAAGTACGTCTAGCCTTTTTACTGCATCTGATACCGCACCTTCTAGCCCGACTGCCGGTGATATTTGGTTTGAGTCAAGTACCGGTAAAACATACATTCGTTATGATTCTTACTGGATTGAGATTGGTGCGGCTTCTAGTTATACTGATCTTATTTTTGATGCTGATGGTGATACTTCTGTTCAGGTAGAGTATTCTTCTGATGAAGATGTGATAAGATTTATTACGGCGGGAACAGAAAGAGCAAATATTTCTGCTTCCGGCATGAATGTGGCTAACAGTCTAAGTGTTGATGGGGCTGGGGTTGCTACTACAGGTAAGGCCATTGCAATGGCTATGGTTTTTGGAGGTTGATGAATAATGGCTGCGCCTAATATTGTAAATGTAAGTACGATTACTGCTAAGACCGCTCAGATTAAACTTAGCGGCACTTCTGCCACTGAAGTTGTGAGTAATCCGGCTTCTTCCGGCAAAGTTTTTAAATTAAACAATATTATTGTTTCAAATATTGATGGTTCCGCTGCTGCAACCGTAACTGTTGCTATTGAGAATAATGCAACAGTTGGTTCTGGCACTTCTACGTATCTTGCTTATACTATCAATGTTCCAGCAGACGCCACTTTGATTCTTATTGATAAGTCTACTGCTGTTTATCTTGAAGAGAATCATAATATTAATGCGGCTGCTTCTGCTGGCAATGATCTTGATATTGTTTGCTCGTATGAAGAGATTTCGTAATGGCAGATAGAAGATTTTTAGGTATTAATAAGTTACCAACTGGTGCTGATGCTACTGGTGTCTGGACTGTTAAAGAAGCTTATTATGCTTCTTTGGATTCCCAGTGGCCTGGGCCTGTGCCAGATCCTGTTTATTATTTAGTTGTTGCTGGTGGCGCTGGAGGCAGCTCGGCTTATGGCGGTGGTGGTGGTGCTGGTGGGTATAGGTCTGCTTGGAATGGTGAAACTTCTGGTGGTGGTGCTGGCGCTGAAACAGGCTTTACTCCTATATCTCAAGTCTCTTATACTGTCACAGTAGGTGGTGGCGGTGGTTTGAACTCTAATGGTTCGCCTAGCACTTTTGCTACAGTTACTTCTACTGGTGGCGGTAGAGGCGGAAACAACAGCCCTACATCAAATAACGGTGCTAGTGGTGGCTCTGGCGGTGGTGGTTCTGCTGGTTCTGGACCAATTGGTGGTTCGTCTGGTGGTTCTGGAACTTCTGGTCAGGGTTATGCTGGTGGGCCTGCTGCTCCTAATGGCGGGCCTGGTCGTTGTCCTTCTGGCGGTGGCGGGGGTGCTGCTAGTGCAGGAGAGACAGGAACTTGTTACAGTCCAAATACGAGTCAAGGTGGTAATGAGAGGGCTTCTACAATAGCTGGAGCAAGCCAGTCCCGTGCCCGTGGCGGTGATGGACAAGGTGTTCCTACTGGTGATGCACGGTCTCCGCTTGGTGCAAATTCTGGTAGTGGGGGCAGGTCTTCAACGGCAATAGATTCTGGTGACTCCGGTGTTGTTATTTTAAGATTTGCGGGGCCAGACCCTACAATTAGCGTTGGTCTAACGTATGTTAGGACAACTAGTGGGGCAGATACAATTTACACTTTTACAAATGGGTCTGGAACGGTGACTTGGTAATGGCACATTATGCATTTATTGATGAAAACAATATAGTTTTTGAAGTTATCACTGGTCGTGATGAAGATGAAGTCGTTGATGGTATTTCTGATTGGGAAACTTATTATGGCGAGTTGAGAGGTGCATTATGCAAGAGAACTTCTTACAACACTAGGGCTGGTGTCCATAAATATGGGGGCACTCCGTTTAGACTTAATTATGGTTCGATAGGTTGCGTGTATGATCCTGATCGTGATGTTTTCATTGAGAATCCGCCGGAGGGGTATCGGTCTTGGGTTTTGAATGAAGAGTTAGGTATTTACGAGGCACCTTTTCCCGCACCAGATGATTCGGGTGATTGGATTTGGGATGAAGACAGTCTTCAATGGTATCACAAGTCCGAGTGGCTGAATTTTGACGAGTAAGTTCATTTTTTTGTGATACAATGACGGCATGTCAGATATTACAATCGTAAAGAATTTATTGGACGACGAAGACTTTTCGCTGCTGCAATCTTTTGTTTTAGATTCTTTGCGTCATATTGGAGAATATGACGCTCAGTTCAATAGAAGTTCTGTTCATGAGTCGCCAGCTCTTTTTGATTTGCATAAAAGGCTTACTCCTTTTGCTTCTGACCTTTTTGGTATAAATCTAAAACCTTCATATAACTATGTATCAAGCTATTATGATGGTGGCCGGTGCCCTCTCCACTTTGACAGGGACCAATGTTTTAGAACTATAGATCTTTTAATCTATCAGGAAAGCAATGAGCCTTGGTCTCTTATGATATCTGATGCTTGGAAAAAAGAAGACTGGGATAAGTTTAGAAGTAATATTGATATTGATTCTGTTGACAATAAGTTACTAGATCTTTCTGATGTCGATGCTAATTGGAACGAGGTCTTGCTTTATCCTAACGATGCCGCTTGCTATTCTGGTACTGATTCATGGCATTATAGACCAGAGCCTTCTGTTGGAAGGGCAGATTTGATTTTCTTTCATTTTGTAGAGGAGGATTTTGATGGTCAACTTAGCTGATAGTCCACGTTTAAAAGTTAATTTAGATCAAGAATTTGAGCGTGGAGGCGGTGGTTGGGATTTTGTTCGAGACCGTTTAGATAATTGGTCTTGGATGGAGGCATTTAGTCCAGAAGAATGTGAAAGCATTGTTCGCATCGGTAAAAGCTATAATCTTAGAGCTGGTGAGACTTATGGAAAACATGATAAGCGTAGAAATTCAAATGTTTGTTTTCTTAAACCTACTGATAGGACGGACTGGATATTTTATAGACTGACGGAGGTTGCATTGGAGTTGAATCAAAACTACTTTCAGTTTGATATAACAGGATTTTCTGAAGGCTTTCAGTTTACAGAGTACATTGCTCCTGCTGGTAATTATGGATGGCACGCGGATGGATCACCAGGGAATACTGTTAGAAAACTTACTATGGTTGTGCAGCTATCTAATCCAAATGACTATGAAGGTGGCGATCTGCAATTGAATCCGGCTGGCGATGAGCATACTATTCAAAAAAAGCAAGGGTTGGTGACAATGTTCCCAAGTCATACGCTTCACCAAGTCACACCTGTAACTTCTGGGGTTCGACACTCTTTAGTTATATGGGTTGCCGGACCCAGATTTAAGTAAGTAAATTGATTTTAATCTGGTATCATGTATAATTAGAGGTAGATATGGCACACTACGCTTTTCTTGATGAAAACAATATTGTGACCGAAGTTATTGTCGGTCGTGATGAAGATGAGGTCGTTGACGGTATCTCTGATTGGGAAGCTTATTACGGTGAGTTTCGTGGTCAGACCTGTAAGCGCACTTCTTACAATACTCAAGCCGGTCAGCATTCTGGTGATGGCACTCCTTTCCGCAAAAATTATGCGGGTATTGGATATACCTTTGATGCTGACAGAGATGCTTTTATTCCTCCCAAGCCGTTTGATTCTTGGTTATTAAATGAGGATACTTGTGTTTGGGATGCACCTGTTGCTTATCCTGATGATGGCAATGTGTATTATTGGGATGAAGACGTTCTTAACTGGGTCTTTGTTCAACAGGGTTCTGGAGTTTAATAAATGGCTATAGATTTTCCTAATTCCCCATCTGATAATGACATTTATACCGTTAATGGTAAAAGATGGATTTATTCTAGTGGTAAATGGTCTATCTATGGTTCTACACCGATTGATAGTTTAAATGTTGATTCCGGTTTGTTGTTTACTGATACGACAAATAACCGGGTAGGAGTTAATAATACTTCTCCTACCGTTGATTTAGATGTAACCGGTGATGTTTCAATTAGTGGCAACCTTGCTGTAGGTCTTAACACTGATGTAGAAGCTAGTATTGATGCTGTTGAATCCGATGTATCTACGCTTCAGACTGATGTTACGAACATCAACGAACTCCAGTTTAGTTATCAAACAGCAAGTTATACTTTAGTTCTTTCTGATGCTGGCAAAGCGGTACAAATGGCGGTCGCTTCTGCGAACAACTTGACTGTTCCACCTAATTCGTCAGTCGCCTTTCCTGTTGGTACTCAGATACTTGTGATTCAGCAGGGTGGTGGTCAGACAACTATTGCTGCTGGTGCTGGAGTAACTTTGTATTCCAAAGACAGCAATCTCAAATTGTCGGCTCAGTGGTGTGCGGCGACGCTCATCAAAGCCAATACTGACACTTGGGTCATTGTTGGCGATTTGAGCGCCTGATATGCGTCTTTCTACTATTGCTGGTGTTGCTGGCGCCGGAGGAATCCCCATTCCTGAAACTGTGTCATATTTGGTTATTGCTGGTGGCGGTGGAGGAGGCAATGATGGATATTATGGCGGTGCTGGCGGTGGCGCTGGTGGTTATCGCAATTCATACGCTTCGGAAACTTCAGGTGGAGGTGCCTCTACTGAGACACCGTTGTCAATTACTGCTGGAACA